CCGCCATTCACCTGACGGTCATCGGCGCGGATGGCGGGCGGCCGATTGTCGACGTCACGATTCGCGCCGGCCCGGCAGGAGACGGAGGAGTCTGAGATGCCCTGGTTGCAATCGGACATAGACGCCTTGAAAGCGGCGATCGCGGCTGGTGGCATCGCCCGATCGATCACCTTTTCTGATCAGTCGGTCACGTTTCATTCGGTCGATGACATGTTGAAGTTGCTGGCCATGATGCAGGCCGACGTCACGGTCACCGGTGGCGGATCGCGGACCCGGTACGCTGCGACCTCGAAAGGCGTGTGATGGGAAAGCCCCACTGGCTCGATCGCGTGACGGCGCCGATCGCGCCGATCTGGACCTTGCGCCGGCAGCGGGCGCGCGTCGCCTCGAGCCTGGTGCAGCGACACTACGAAGCGGCAGCGGCCGGACGTCGGACGCAGGGCTGGAACCGCGGGGGCGGCGATGTGAACGCCGCGATCGGCCCAAGCCTCGCGCGTCTCCGAGACGTGGCGAGGGATTTGGTGCGAAACAACGGGTACGCCGAATCGGCGGTCTCGACGATCTGCGATCACACGGTCGGCTGGGGGATCGTCGCGAAGCCGAAGACCGCGAATCGTGATGCCGCGAAGCGCTGGGCCGACTGGGCCGACACGACGGCGTGCGATGCCGACGGCCGGCACAACTTCTACGGCCTGCAAACGCTCGTGATGTCGACCGTCGTCGAGTCAGGGGAGTGCCTCGTACGTCGGCGACTTCGGCGACCCGAAGACGGGCTCCCGCTCCCAATGCAGCTGCAGGTCCTCGAGCCGGACTTTCTCGACTCCAGCCGAGACGTGGCGGATATCGGCGGCGGCGGACGCATCGTGCAAGGCGTGCAGTTCGACGGCATCGGTCGGCGCGTCGGCTATTGGCTGTTTCCCGAACATCCGGGGAACACGTTTGGACGCTTCGGCGCGTCGGTCATGGTGCCGGCCTCGAGCGTGTTGCACATCTTCAAGGCCAAACGGCCTGGACAGGTGCGTGGACCGTCCTGGTTTGCGCCGGTGCTCCTGCGATTCAAGGATTTCGACGAGTTCGACGATGCCACGCTCATGAAGCAGAAGATCGCAGCGTGCCTCGCGGTCATCACCAGTGACGTCGATGGGACCGCGCCGCCCCTCGGCACGGTGGCGGATCCGTTGTCGCCGGAGGTTGATAGCCTCGAGCCCGGGATGATCATGAACGTCTCACCGGGACGGGACGTCACGGTGGTGGAACCGCCCGCGACGCGCGACTACAAGGACTATTGCACCGTGAACCTGCAGGCGATTGCGACCGGACTCGGCTGCTCCTATGAAGACATCACGGGCGATTACACGGACCTCCCGTACTCCGCGGCGCGGATGTCACGACTCCGACACTGGGCGAGGGTCTACGACTGGCGCTGGAATCTCCTGATCCCTCAGTTCTGCGATCCGGCGTGGGGCTGGGCGATGGAGATCGCGCAGATCATGGGCTTGAAAGAGATTCCTGAGGCCACCTGGACGGCGCCACCCATCCCGATGATCGAACCGGACAAGGAAGGCCTCGCCTATCAGCGCAATATCCGCTCTGGGATCATGACGTTGTCGGAGGCGATCAAAGAGCGCGGCTACGATCCGAACGAACTGCTCGCCGAGCTCGCGGCGGACTTCAAGAAGCTCGACGATCTCGGGCTCGTGCTCGACAGCGATCCCAGAAAGATGACGCAGGCCGGCCAGGCGCAAGCGGCGCCAGGAGCCACGCCTGACATGCCGGAAGAAGACGACGAGGAGTACCGACGACTCCGAGCAGTGAGGCGACGGTAACAGGGGAGGGGTGGGCGTATGGTGGTGAAACCGGAGCAGCTCGATCATCCTGAGCGCGATCTCGACCTCGCGACCCGTGAGACACGCGCGGGCAAACCCCGGCCTGGAAGCGATGCGGACGCGGACCTGCAGGACTTGCGCGCGCGCATTGAAGCCGCGCGCACACTTCAGCCGCGGCCAGAGCAGCGGCATTGCCTGGATTGCTTCGAAAAGGGGCGAGATGCCGCCCTTCGTCTGATCGATGGGACCGATCGACCATGATCGAGCCGCGTCCGCTCACGGACCGACAGGAAAAGATGTATCGGGCCATTGCTCGGTACGTTCGGGCCACTGGCGAACCTTGCTCGGCGAGCTATCTCGCGCGCCAGTTCTCTGTGCATCATTCGACCGCGACCGAATACATTTCCACGCTGTATCGCAAGGGCTGGCTGCGCGGCCCAAATCCGCCTGCAACCCCCCGTCGTTGGCTGAGTAAACGCTCGTCTTACCCCGCATAGTCTGCGGCCCCGCAAAGATTGCGGGGTTCACGCCAGAGGCACTGCCCGCATGCTCAGGACATGCCAGCGCAGCCACGCGCGAGAACAACCAGCGCCACGGCAGACACCATAGAACTATCGCCGTTGAGTGTCCGTGCCGACGTCGGAACGGTCAATGACGAGGCCCGCACCGTCGACCTCATCTTCTCGACTGGCGCAGCGGTTGAACGGTTCGACTGGTGGACAGGCAAGCGGTACATCGAAAAGCTGTCGATGGATCCGGCACACATCCGTCTGCAGCGCTTGAATGCCGGCGCTCCGCTCCTCGACGCGCACAGCGCGTACTCCATCACCGACCAGATCGGCGCCGTCGAACAAGACAGCGCCAGAGTCGTGAAGAAGGAAGCGCGGGCCACGGTGCGCTTCTCTCGTCGTGAAGCCGTCGAGCCGATCTGGCAGGACGTGTGCGACGGGATCATCAAGAGCGTGTCGGTCGGCTATCGCGTGCATCGCTTCGAAGAGACGGCCGGCAAGGACGGCGCTGTCCCCACACGCCTAGCCACCGATTGGGAACCCTTTGAAATCAGTCTCGTGCCGATGCCGGCCGACGCTGGCGCTCGTGTTCGTAAGAAAGACGAACACGGTGTCACCAATTCCTGCGTGATCGTGCAGCGCGATCGCGTGGACGAAGTCATGGATGCGGATAGGCTGCGCAGCTTCCGACTAGCCCAGGCTCGTTCCTAATCCTCGAGGAGACGTGTAGCCATGAAGAAACTGAAGACCAAGCGCGCCAAGCTCCTCCGCGAAGCCGAGGCGCTTCGTGGCACGGACGGCAAGTTCAAGGACGACGAGACGCGTGCGGCCTTCGACGCCAAGATGGCTGAAGTCGAAGCGATCGACGTTCAAATTCAGCAGGCCGAAAGCGAGCGGCAGCGCTCCGAGTTCATCCGAGAGAACCCGGAGCCGGACTCGCCCGACGACGAGGAGGAGCCCCCACAGCCGAACGAGCGTGATCTGGGTGCCGATGCCGAGCGTGAGCGGATTGAAGGCATCTTGCTGGCGTGCCGCGCGGCGCGGCTGCCGCAGTCCTTTGCGGACAAACAGATCAAGGCCAAAACGCCGCTCGTGAGAGCGCAGAGTGAGATCTTCGCGGAGTTGAACAATCGAGAGATCGACATCCCCCGGCATGGTGCCCGGGCGCCGATCGTCGGTGAGGACAATGCGCTCGTGCATGTCCGCAAGGGCATCGAGAACGCGATCTTGCACCGCGTGGCCCCAGCGTTCTTCAAGCTGGAGGATGTCGGTAAGCAGTATCGCGGGATGACGATGCTCGACATCGGCAAGGCGTTCCTCAACGCGCGCGGGGTGCGCACGACCGATTGCTCGAAGATGGAGCTCGCTGGACTCGCCCTCGGACTGACGGAGCGCGGCGGCATGCACTCCACGTCTGATTTTCCGCTCCTCCTAGCCGACGTGGCGCGCAAGACGCTGCGAGCGGCCTACGAAGAGGCCGAACAGACGTTCAAACAGATCGGGCGGCGGGTGACACTGCCGGACTTCAAGACCTCGAACCGGATGCAGCTCGGCGACGCCCCGGCCCTCTTGAAGGTGAAGGAACACGGCGAGTTCACGCGCGGCACGATGGTGGAGAGCAAGGAAGCGCTCCAGCTCGAAACCTACGGTCGCGTGTTCGCGATCACGCGTCAGGCCTTGGTCAACGACGACACCGACGCCTTCTCGCGGGTTCCGACCGCGTTCGGCCGCTCGGCACGGACCCTGGAATCAGATCTCGTCTGGGCGGAGATCACGAGCAACCCGGTGATGGGCGACGGCGTCGCGCTGTTCCACGCGACACACGGCAACCTCGACGCGGTCGCCTCGGTGATCAGTGTTGCGTCTCTGGGCAAGGGCCGCGCGGCGATGCGGATCCAGAAGGGCCTGGACGGCACCACGGTGTTGAACCTGGTCCCGAAGTTCCTCGCGACGCCAGCGGCGCTGGAAACGACGGCGGCGACCTTCCTCGTGCAGATCACCCCTGCGCTGCCGGGCAGCGTCAACCCGTTCGCTGGGCTCCTCGCGCCGCTCGTTGAGCCGAGGCTCGACGCCAACAGCCTCACGGCCTGGTACCTCTTCGCTGGGGCCGGCACCGACATCATCGAGTACGCCTACCTCGAGGGCGAGGAAGGGCCGGCCGTGGAC